GACTGGAGTTCAGACGTGTGCTCTTCCGATCTTCAACATTTCGGTTATTTCCTTAGTATCTCGGGTAGTGAGAGCCTTTTTCTGCGTTGGAGAATCTGAAGATAACTCAACATCTTCATGCCCTGTCATTAAATATGATAATGATACATTGAAATAATCAGCAATTTTTTGTAATTTTTCAGGCTTAGGTGTGTATTTACCTTGTTTCCAACTCGTTAGAGTGGAAGTTGTTACGCCAGTTTCTTTTGCTACACGATATGCTGTAACTCCATGTTCTTTTAATAATTGTTCAAAAATATCATACATAGTTGTTCCTTTCTATCAATAACTTAGAAAACTATGCTAATAATTGTTGACAAGCATAGAAAACTATGCTATAGTACGAGTATAGCTTAGATAACTAAGTTAATTCTAAGGTTTCTTTAATAACTTAGGTGGTACTTTGATTATATAAGAAACCTTAGATAAAGTCAATTAATAATTTGATTTTAGGAGGTGTAAAATTGTACGAAAAATTTGCGGGTTTATTAGATAAAACAAACAAAACAGCTTACCAAGTTTCGAAGGATACGGGGATATCAACGGCTACCTTGTCTAGTTGGAAGAATGGAGAGTACACGCCGAAGATTGACAAAATAAAAACCTTATCTGATTACTTCGGCGTATCAATCGAGTATTTCTTAGAGTAGGAGGTGAGAAGATGGGTGAATATATTGATTCGTTACAAGGAATCACTTATGAGCAGTGGGTGAAGTTAAAAATTGCAGTTGACAGACAGTTCGATATGAAAAGAAAAGAGCTGGACGCAACAATCCAGCTCGATACTGAAAAGGTGTCTGATATCATCCGTTCACAATTTGGATGTAAATCGGATTGATTCGCCAATCGTTCCCTTTGTAATAGATGTGGACGTAGTCTAATCCATAGAAAGTATCCAAAAGGTCTTCTGGGCGTTTATCTGGAGCATAAACGGGAGCTCCTTCTTTCCACCAGAGATATGGGGACTTATGCCATTCACTTATTACACAGTCGGGGTCGTCATTTAGACACACCCAATCTCCAGCGAGACAAGCATAAATTTTCAACATAGGCGTTCTCCTTCCATAATTACTCGGACATGGCAGTGTCCTGTATTTAAAGTATAGGAGATGACAAAAAGAAATACAAGTCAGGAGGTGATACGCATGAGCGAGATTATCAGAACGCCGGCGATTGCAAAGATAATCGGTTGTACGGTGAATCAAGCAAGATATAATATCCGGAATAATGTTTGGCACTTTGGAAGGGTAGTAAAGCGTGGAAACAAAAGATTTTGTGAATCAACGATAACGGATGTTGCAAAGTATATTGGAATCAGCAGGGAAGAGGCAATCCGGAGACTTGAAGGAGGTGAGGACAAGCAGTGAACTGGAACAGAAGAAAAGCACTCCCTGATTGGGAGAAGCGGAGAATCCGTAACAGACATGAGAAATATTTGCGTAAGGAAAAGAGAACAGCTTGCGTAATGGCTCTTTTGGTACTGGCGATAATTGTCGTCGGGATTGTAGGGCAGATAATTTTAATAGGAGGTGTGTAGCTATGGAAGAAATCAAGGTGATGCAGTTCGAACGCTCGGATGTCTTGCGACAGAGAAGATTGAAGAATCAGTTGGCAGTAAAAGAGTTTCGTGACGAGTTGTTGTTCCGCAGAATTATGACAGGCGGTGTGATGGTAATACTCACAATGCTAGGGTTTTTAGTTGGAGAAATTACAGCAGCATCAATTTTACTATAAGAAAGAGCACCCACATGAGCCGGCAAGCTCGGGTACTCAAAGATTGAATCAAGTTAAATATAACATATTGGAGGGAAAAGTCAAATGATTAAAGCAGAATACAAAAAAAATGAAGCAATGAAGTTAAAGATATCCGGTGACTTGGAGACTATTTGGTGTGAAACACTTGAGATTTTGAAAAATTTTCACGCATCAATTTCTAGAACAATGAGTAAGGCGGAGGCAGATTCATTTATTGATTCTTTGGCATTTTTAAGTAAGTTATCAAGTGAAGAATTTGAGGGAAACGCTGGAGAGGTACTTTTTGACAAATTTTTAGCAGAGAGAAATAGTAACAATTAACCATACATATAAGAAAGAGAGGAAACGAAAATGAGTTTAGAAGTAACAATCAATGTACCAGGATTAAAAGAATTATCAGAGGCGCTTATGCAGCTGGCAGTTGCAATGGGAGGAAAATCTGTACAAATGGACGGGGCAGCTGTCGGACAAGCCGTACACGAACAGCTGAGTACGGAAGAAGTTCCTTGGGGGAATGCATCCGTTCCACAGCAGAACACAACGGGGGCAGTACCAACTCCTTCAGTACCAGTACAAGCATCAGCACAGTCAATGCAGGCACCTGCAGCAGTACCGACATCTGAACCGACGTATACAAGAGATGATCTGTCTAAGGCAGCCATGCAGCTGATGGACAAGGGGATGCAGGCGCAGCTTATGCAGCTGATCCAAAGCTTTGGAGTAGCATCTTTGATGGAGCTTTCACCGGAACATTATGGGAACTTTGCGACAGGACTTCGCGGAATGGGGGCGCAGATCTAATGAATCATCAGGAGAGAACACATGCGGTCTTAAGTGCATCGGGAGCACATCGATGGCTCCTGTGCACTCCGAGTGCAAGACTGGAAGAACAGTTTCCGGATACCACATCAGACGCGGCCAGAGAAGGAACTCTAGCGCATGAACTGGCCGAGATGAAACTGAGACATTATTTTCAGACAAAAGAGTTTGGAAAACGGAAATATAACGCCGAGGTTAAAAAGCTGAAAACCGAAGAGTTGTGGCAGGATGAAATGGACGGTTATACAGAAATCTATAAGGATTACATTAAAACGCTTGCGCTTTCATTTCCGGCAGAACCTTATTCGGCGATTGAAAAGAGGGTGGATTTTAGTCAGTATGTTCCGGATGGATTTGGAACTGCAGACTGCATCCTGTTAAGTGGTAATACGTTGCACGTAATTGACCTCAAGTATGGAAAAGGGGTGCCAGTCAGCGCAGAAGAAAATCCACAGATGATGTTGTATGCGCTCGGTGCATATCAGGCATACAGTTTTTTATACGACATTCAGAGCATCCATCTTGTGATCATACAGCCTAGATTAGACAGTATTTCAGAATGGGAATGTCCATTAGGGGAATTACTTGAATTTGCAGAATATGTAAAGGATCGTGCGAAACTGGCAATCAATGGAGAGGGAGAGTTCTGCCCCGGAGAAAAACAGTGTCGGTTCTGCAGGGCAAAAGCACAGTGCAGGGCAAGGGCAGAAGAAAACGTAAAGCTGGCTTTTAATCCGGATAAAGGAAAACTTCCGCCGCTGATCAGTAACGAGGAAATGGGGAAATATCTCGCCTACGGAGAAGATGTGGCTAAATGGCTTTCAGACTTAAAAGAACATGCATTGAAAGAATGCCTTGCTGGACATGAGGTTCCTGGATGGAAGGCAGTAGAAGGAAGGGGTTCACGCGACTGGACTGATATGGATGCAGCGTTTGAAGCGTTGAAGGAAAAAGGAATTGCAGAAGAAATTCTGTACGAAAAGAAAGCATTAACACTTGCACAGGTAGAAAAAACAATCGGGAAGAAAGATTTCGCGGAGATGGTCGGCAGTATGGTCGTAAAGAATCCGGGCAAGCCAACCCTTGTGAAGGAATCCGATAAGCGAGAAGCAATCACAAATAAAATCACAGCCGAAAAGGCATTTCAGGAGGAGCAATAATCATGGAAAATTTAACAAACGTAACAACAGGAAAAGTAAGATTATCATATGTACATGTATTCAAACCATACGCGTATCAACCTGGACAGGAAGAAAAATTTCAGGTAACCATCCTGGTACCAAAGACAGATATGGATACGATGAACCGGATCAATGCAGCAATTGAAGCTGCTAAGCAGAGAGGGGTTTCAGATAAATGGAACGGAGTGTGTCCTCCAATCGTTCCGACTCCGGTATACGACGGTGATGGCGTGAGACCATCAGACGGGATGGCTTTTGGTCCGGAGTGTAAAGGACACTGGGTATTCACTGCGAGTGCAAAAGCAGACTATCCACCGGAAGTTGTAGATGCAAATCTGAATCCGATCATCAATCAGTCAGAGATTTACAGTGGTATTTATGCAAGAGTAAATGTGAATTTCTTCCCGTATGCATTTGGCGGAAAGAAAGGAATCGGGTGCGGGCTTGGACCGGTGCAGAAACTTGCAGACGGAGAAGCGCTTGGAGGGAGTACACCCAGTGCATCCCAAGTCTTCGGAACAGGAGCGATGCAAGGGTACGGACAAAACGGAAATGCGGGAGGAATCAACCCAATCACTGGCTTACCAATGTGATGACGTTTTGGTGGATTATGTAGCATATGCTGGTGGAAATACAGTTACGGGAACAGTATCCGTAGCGAAGAATGCTTCTGAAAAAGAAATTGAGGAATGTATTAAGGACGATATTGTTGAATCAATTCAATTTTCAATATGTCCATAAATCAGAAAAGGGGCATATGCCCCTTTTTGTAACAGGAGGGACGCAGATGTTAAGGCATTTGAGTATAGACATTGAAACAAAGAGCAGCGTGGATATCGGAAAAGCCGGATTGTACAGATATGCACAGTCAGAAGATTTTGAAGTGTTATTGTTTGCTTATCAGATGGATGATGGAGAAGTTGAGCTTGTGGATTTGGCACAGGGAGAGCAGATCCCGGAAAATGTACAGCTGATGCTGAAAGATGCGGCTGTTGTAAAACATGCATACAATGCAGCGTTTGAATGGTATTGCCTGAATCGTGCCGGTTATGAGACACCATTAGAACAGTGGAGATGTACTATGATACATGGACTGTATTGTGGTTACACAGCCGGATTGGATGCGACCGGAAAGGCAATCGGACTTCCGCAGGACAAGCAGAAACTGACAACCGGAAAAGCATTGATCCGGTACTTCTGCGTTCCATGTAAACCGACAAAGAGCAATGGAAATCGGACATGGAATCTCCCGAGACATGCACCGGAGAAATGGGAATTGTTCAAGGAATACTGCAAACAGGACGTGGTAACAGAGCGTGCAATATTAAAACGCCTGAATTATTTTCCGGTTCCGGAAGAAGAACAGGAGTTATGGCAGCAGGATATCCGGATGAACGCCTTTGGTGTGCGCGTGGATTCGAAACTGATTGAAGGAGCCCTGACGATAGACGGAGTGAGCAGTGCGGAGCTGACAGAAGAGGCGATGAATATTACAGGGCTGCAGAATCCAAATAGTACAGTGCAGTTGAAAGCATGGGTGGAAAAAGAACTTTCAGACAGCTTAGAGATGGATGTGGAACTTCCGGGACTACGGAAAGAAGACGTCTCCATGCTTTTGGAAAGAAACGATCTCCCCAAGGAAATAAGGCGTGTGCTCGAAATACGGCAGCAGCTTGGGAAGACATCCATTAAGAAATATGTGGCGATGGAAACGGCCAAGGGTGCAGATGAGCGCGTACGCGGTCTGACACAGTATTATGGGGCGAATCGCACCGGGAGATGGGCGGGACGGCTTGTGCAGTTACAGAATCTTCCGAGAAATTATTTGAAGACATTGGACTATGCAAGACAACTTGTGAAGCAAAAGAATTATGACGGGATAAGGTTCTTGTATGGAAATGTTCCGGACACGCTTTCCCAACTGATCAGAACAGCCTTTATCCCATCGGAGGGACATAAATTTGTAGTTGCCGATTTTTCTGCGATTGAGGCACGCGTGATCGCATGGCTTGCAGGGGAACAGTGGGTAAACGAAGTATTTGCTACTCACGGAAAGATTTATGAAGCAACGGCATCTCAGATGTTTCATGTGCCGATTGAAAAGATTGTAAAAGGAAACCCGGAATACAGTCTTAGACAGAAAGGAAAGGTTGCGACACTTGCGCTTGGATACCAGGGAGGAACAGCTGCGCTGATCGCGATGGGAGCATTGAACATGGGACTGGCAGAAGAGGAACTTCCGGATATTGTGCAGAGATGGAGAAATGCGAATCCGAGAATCCGAGATTTGTGGTATGCGGTGGAACAGGCAGCGCTTACAACGATGCAGACAGCTCAGCCACAGGGCATCAACGGTTTGATTTTCCGGTATGAGGGAGAGCTGATGTATGGACAGAGCTTCCTGACAGTACAATTGCCAAGTGGGCGAAAACTTTTTTACCCGAAACCGTTCTTAAAGGAAAATCAGTTCGGGAAGATGGCAATCCATTATTATACAGTCGGACAGCAGACAAAAAAATGGGAAGTGGCATCTACTTATGGAGGAAAAATGACGGAAAATATCGTGCAGGCAATCGCAAGAGACTGTTTAGCTGAAACCCTCAGAAGGATTGGGCAATTAGGCTTGCAGGTCGTATTCCACGTACATGACGAGGTTATCATTGATGCGCCGATGGAAGTAACGGTGGAACAAATCTGTGACTTGATGGCGGAACCAATCAGCTGGGCACCGGGTTTGCTCTTAAAGGGAGCCGGATTTGAAAGCAGTTATTATATGAAAGACTAGGAGGAAACAGATGAGATCGGAAGAGCACACGTCTGAA